ATCGTGTCCGCCATCTTTTGCTATTTTAAAAAGCTCGCGGATACCGGAGCTGTATTTTTCCTCTTCAAATTTAAAGAAGTCCGTAGGCTTAAGCCCGGACCTCTTTGCGTTGCCGCTAAAGTTCGCCACTATTGTAGCGTGCCATCGCGTGCGCTTCCAGGTATCCTTTTCGCCCTCTGTGTAAGCCTCCAGTACCGCCTCGACCTCTTCGCTTGTTAAGCTTAATGCATCGGCTTTAGATAGGCCTATTCTCCCGAGTAGGAGACCCAGTAATTTTACTGGGCCTCCGTCGGGAAAAAAGGGGCGTTGAGTAACGCCGGGAGCTCGTGTACATCGTTGGCGCCAATTTCTAAAGTAAAGGCCTCAAGCGTAGGCCGCTCGGCTTGATTCCAGTATTTCTGCGCGTATAACAGAATTACTGTATCCTTCAACCCTAAACCATCGCCGAGGTCGGCCATTTTCTTGCCGCTCAATTCCTCAAACATTAACGCCGCTCCCAGCGTAAATTTCATCCCCTTTTCCATTAGTTCGTAGATTTAACCAATTCTCCAGCTCCTTGCAAGCTGAACGTAAAAGTACCGTTATCCTTATCCGGCTGCGAGCTGGAGAAAGAAGTAAGTACAGCCAAGCCAGTAAGGGCGCTCTCTCCGGTTGCAGGAGTAACAGACCCAGCAGCGCAAGGCGTCAATTTAATAGTAACAGTTGTCCCTACCAAAGTGTAGAGTTCGTCCGGGTTCCACTTGCTGGCGTCGTCGTCTCCAAATATAGCAGAGCCGGAAGCGGTCCAAGTGCGTGCATTTGGTACGTAGGTGCGCCAAGTTGCGGAGTCCTTGCTAGTGGTTTCGCGGGTGTCGCTTGTAATTTCAAAGCTGCACTCGGTTTCGTTGGCGAAGCCTTTGTAGGTCGTGCCGTCTGTGGATAGTAGTACGCGAAATTCGGTACCGGAGTTGGTTGCCATAATTAGGTAGTTTTAATGGTAAAAGTAAAATCGGCTGCCAGGATTACGGTTTCTTCGTCCTGGTTGTATAAGGTCTGTAGGTTGGTCATCCAAGCCGAAAGGTACGCAGCATTGCCGTTGGCGGCAAGATACGTGCGGATGGATTGTAGGATGGTCTGGGCGGTGTCCGCGTCCGTGTGGTATATGTATACCTGGGCGTTCGCGTCCTGCATCTTGTAGCCGTCCTTTGTCTCGGTAATGTCCAAGCTGTCCAGTTGCAATACTATGTGATTGGCTGTGGTTCCCTGGGGCGCTGCCATCGCGTATACCGGCAGCGCTTGAGCGGCAAGTAAGGCGTCTCGAATTATCTTTAGGTAGTTCATTTAAACGCTTTCCTTAAAGATTTTTGAAAGTGCCGTGTGCCCACTCGGTCAATTTTAGCACGTGTTTGCTTGCCTTCCTTTTCCCAGGCCTTGCCCATAAAGTCTTTGGCTTCATAGAACTTGGACCCGAAAAGCTGCATAAACGGGTAGGCTTGCCGGTTTTCTTTTACTGCGGTTACTCGGGTAGGTCCGACCCAAACTCCTATCTGGTCGCGCCATACTTTAACTTTGGCGCGTGTTATTTTAATAGCCTTCCAAAGATTTCCAGTACCTGGTTTTTTCACGTCAGCATAGGCTTCCTGCCGAGCTGCGTTACGTACCGGGGTAGCTTCTGCCCGGAGCTCTTTGTAAAGTTCCTGCAAGCGGATTTTTTCCGGAGCATTCCGGATATCCTGCCTAAGCTTTTCAAAGCCTTGTATACCGTTCTTAGGCATTGTCTTTGAGTCGGCTTTTGATTAGTGTGTACCGGCGCCGGCCTTCTGGTAGGGCGCTCAACACTTCGTAGCGTTGTCCGTTGTGGTCCAGCTCCCAGGAGCCCAGGACGTCGGTCCGGTAACGGACGCGCCATAGCACCACGGCCGAGCTCTGCATCTGGTCCGATACGAAAGCCTCCGTTCCTGCCTGCTCGTTTATTACCAGCTGTGCATAGCAAGTGCCAGCGCTCGCGAAGGAACGCAGCACCTGCCCGCTGTTGTTTGTGGTAACGGTTGGGCTGTACAGAGTGATTCGCCGGTCTAAGGTCACAGCGTATTCTTGTAACGGAAAAGTACGCGGTCAAAAAAGCGCGGCGTAGGCTGCGGCAAGTCGTCGCCGTAGTCGTACCCATATTTCACGCGTTGGTAGATTGCGTGTATGATATCTTTCGGTGTATTCGCTCCGTATCCGGCTGCATACACTACCTCCAGTTTGTCGCCCTCGATGGAGGGGGTAAGTACGCCGTTTAAAAGCGTGTACTCGGTATCCGCCACGTCGTCTACTTTAACGTGCGTAATTGCACCAATGGGCCAAAAGGGCAGACTGTAATAGTCTGCCCAGTTGGTTACCACGGTTACCGTTGCCGTACCTACGACCACCTGCGCGTAGCTCAGCGCTTCCTCACAAGCTGCGTTGTAAAGGAAAGTAAGGAGGCTATCGTCTGCGGAGTTATCCACTCGGCAGAAAGCTTTTACCTCGGTGAGGTTAATAGCTGCGGGGGTGTAGTTGGCTGTTGTCATTTAGATAGTTACGTCGTCTGCAATAACGAAGCTCTTTTGGCGCAAAATTGCAATATCCATAAAGCGCTCCACGTAGATACGTACAGTAGAAGAAAGCATTTCAGTATAGGGATCTACCAACAAAGTGGCGCCGCCCCAGAATCCGATTTGAACGTCTTCAAAGTTACCAAACAACAAGCCGTAAGTGTCGGGAGTTCCAGCGGTACGCTTGCTCAAGGTCGTTGAGTAAATGTTGTAGCCGTTGGCGGTCTGAACTGGGTCCAACATTCCTTCAACCAAGAAGCGGCCGGAGCCTGCGTCTACCTTGGTCTTCTTCAATTTCGCTACCACGTTGGGATGGGTAACGTAGCCCAGGCGTCCGCCAAGGGCGTTGTTAGCGGCCAGCAAAGCCTCCATATCTACCAGGTCGTCGTAGCTGATAGCACCGAGGGCCAAGTCTTGAGCGGTTCCGTTCAAAGCGGTGTAGATACCGGTAGGTTGGTTAGAAGCGCCAGTACCGACCAAAACAGCAGCCTCCAGGCCTTTGTTAAAAGATTGGTTAAGCTGGTTAACCATACGTGCCTGGATACCTTGGCTGTATTCCTGGGCCAAAAGCTGGTTTGATACAGCGGCAGCGATTACGGCACGCTTAGGCGACATCGTGATAGTGGAGAAAGTCAAGTCCTGGGCAGAAGCTGCGCCGGTCTCGGTGTTCCAAGCCAAAGTGTAGTCCGTGTCTTGTACTGGGAACTGTACGTTTCCGACCAAGTTCTCAGCTACAGAGCAAAGGCCGAGCATTGGAGTATTGGGGTACAAGAAATCTACATAGCGTCCTGGGTCCGTGTAGACCAAGTCTCCGCCCAAGTTGCCGCCGGTTCCGCCGGTAACTGTGTTGGTACGCATTTCCTTGTTGAGGAAGTCGGGCAAGTGAATTGCGCCCATCTGTGCGTCGCGGGTGTCGATGCCCAAGCGGCGGCGCTCGGCCAGACCTTCCTGGTTCATTTCGGCTTCGATGCCAGTCAGCTTACCGCTGCGGGCTTCGCGAATAGCCTTTACAATGTTAAAGCGTGCCATATCGCGCTTCTGTGAGGAGCTAAGACCTCCGGCCAAGGCCGAGGCGTCAACTCCAGCTGCGGGGTTTTCCGCAGATTCTTGGTGTTGGTCCATATTAGTGGGGTTTAAAATTTCGGTTTCTGTTGGTTCTACCACCTCGGCCGCGAGGGCGCTCTCCAGGCTTCGCATCGCCACAGCGGTAGAGGGGTTTGCCCCGCGCGGCGTGAGGCTGATATCGTAGATTTCGGCTACCTCTGTGATTACGCGCGTAGGCTTTTCGCCCTTCACGTTCTCCCAGCGCTCGCTTTTCACGGTGAAAGCCCAGGAGGCCTGGTCCAGGTCGCCGCGCTCGATTAAGGTGCGGGCTTCCTTGCCGGTGTTGGTCTCGGGTGCGCTGAACTCAAAGTAAAGGCCCTGCTCGTCGGCGCGGAGCTCCAGCGTTCCCTTGCCTTTGTTCCGGCGAGCCAGTACGTGGTCGTAGCTGTGATTTAGTAGGGCGTGGATATCGTAGCCGTCCAGGCCTTTAAAGGCGCTGCGCTCGATGCGCTCGTTAAAGGCGCCCATATCGTAAGCCTCGTAGTTGGCCGCGTAGCCAAAGATTAGGCCCTCCTGGCTGCCGCCGTTAAGCGGTAGGCTCCTGGTCTCCCTCTCTGTTGATTGTGCCATTTTGGATATCGTTGGTTGGTGACATATGCAGAGGCTTGTTGTATTCGTCCCCGTCTTCAATGGGGGCCAGGCCTTCGCTCTTTCGGATTTCGTTGGCGCTGATTGCGCCGATGTTCCAGTAGCTTACGTTGCGCTGCACCTGGGCCAGCATATCGCCACGCATTAGGCTCTTTAGATCCAGTTCAAATTCCAGGTTTCCGGTTACCAGTTTGTTGGTAAACTCCATTTCGATGGCTTCGCAAAGCGGGCGGATACAGTCGGAAACAAACTGTGCATTTTGGGCTTCTATTGAACTGTTGAAGCTTGAGCCCTGCAGGTGGCCTACCTTGTGAGGTGGCACCTTAAAAATGCGGCAGATTTCCTCAACAGAAAAGCGCATCGACTCAATATACTGCGCGTCCTGCATCGAAATTCCGACGGCCTTGTACTCGGCGCCAGCCGTAAGTACCGCAGTCTTCCCGCTGTTGGAGCCGGAGTACCGGCGGTCGAATTGGTTGCCAAGCTCCCGGAGGCGGTCGACGTCCCGGATAGATCCATCCAGTTGCAGGATTCCCTTGGGCATTGCACCGTTGCCGTAGAATCCGCCGAGGTGCTTATTAGCAGCCATCGCGGTTCCGATGGTTTCCTTCGCGTAAATGATTGGGGAAAGCCCGTTGATTCCGTCGATGGTCCAGGCCTTTAGGTGGATTATCTGGGAAGGCTGTAGGCGCATAGTTACGCCACCTGGAAGGTAAAGGCTGTAAATAAGGGCGCCGCTGGTGGTGTCGATGGTCACCAGGTCCGTATCGATCAGCTCCAGGGCAGTAATGCGGCCGCGGCTCCGGACCGGAAGTATGTAGGCGTTACCACGAAGCAATAGGCTGTTAATGATTGCCTGGCGCCAGTAGTACGAATTGTAGGCCTCGGAAGGCTTCCGGCTTACCAGGCGGTCCAGCTCTGAGCTTACGCGAGTTTTACCATCTTCGCTCTCCGCGTAAAGGTGGAAAGGAAGGGAGGCAATGGTATCCGAGATCAAGGAGACGCAGGCAAATACGGCCGAGACCGTGGGCGCGTTATTGCTGTTGACGGTTTCCCCGGCGTTGGTGCTGGTTCCACCAATAAGCTGGTAAAGCCAGGGCTTCGGGGAAATAATGCCGCTAATAGAGCGGGTCACTCGTTGGAGTAGGGAGGCCATTGCGCAAATATTACGTATTACATTCTATCAAAACAAACTACACAAAAATAATATCTTCCGTTTGGTAGACGGATTGGTTCGCCTGGGCGTTGTGTACGTAACCGGCAAGCGCAGTAATAAGGGCAGCCGTGCCGTCTATTTTGTCGGGCGCGTTCTTTTTGTTAAAGGTCCAGTTATCGTTTTTGTCAATTTGTAGCGTGGTGTTGCTAATATGCCAGGCCGTCACCGGGTTGCCGTCGTGGCCTATGCGGCGCTGCTGCACCAGGCGGTAGAGTAACTTCATTGGCTCGTTAATCATTAGGACGCCCTGCCGGACCTCAAAACAAAACTTTGCCCCGAACTTCTGGCGCACCTGGTCGATGGTTTCTGCTGCGTTCCACGGGTCAAAGAATACAGCTTCTACCGGCCACTCGTCGCAAATCTCGAGGATCCGGCGGACTCGGTCCGGGGTGGTGTTTACTTCCCCTGGAAGTATCTCGACGTGTCCGTTTTTCTCCCAGTTCCGGACCAGGTTGGGGTACTTGTTTTTCCTTTTGTTCATTGAGT